CTACTGGGTCTGGAGGTGCATTCTCGTTATCCCACGGTTGTGGTCTGCCTATGAACACATAAAGGCGATCTCTAGCACTACCTGCCAACAGGTCAGACTGCGTAGGATCTGGTCCTTCAAGTGCTTTCCTAAACCTTTCAGCAGTAAAGATTCTAAATTGGTCGGTAAGTAACGCCATTGTACAATGATTGCCTTAATTTTATTTATGCGGGTTATTCATCTTCATTTCTGACAGCACCAGTATATTCAACAGAATATATCTTGGCTACAGCACCAGATGTATTTCCTTGTAGATTTTCCCCAACCGTCCACAAGTAATTCGGATCATTTGCAACAATATCTTTTATTGTTATTGTAAATAGATCTTCATTATTTCCTATAAGAGGACCAGCTGTTACACTGGTAGTAGTTGCCGTAAGACCTGTTGTTTGGCCTTGGACTTGCTCAGAAGCAGTAAATGTATTGGCATTCTGATACTCAACAATGACTGTAGCAGTAGATGTATGTGTATCTCCATCACCTAAAGCACCAGCAGACTGAATAGTAGCTACTAGAGGGTTAGCATTTCCATCATATATCTGATCACCAGATTGGAATAGTGTGGTGTTTTGCCCACCAAGTGTTTCCTCTATACCATATTTAGAGGATGAAATACCACCATCTAAATTAATCTGGTTTTCAAACTCAGTACCAGTATTAACTAGGTCGATAATACCATCACCAAATTGCTGGACACCATCCTCATCTGTATACTCCTCATCATCATCTTCAAACCTTCTGTTAAGAATAAGACTTAAAGGATCGGTAAAAGCAACAATATCTTCACCATCAACCTCAACCAAAACATGTGGTTCTACACCAGTGCCACTAGATCCAGCAACACCAGCTACGAATGCCACAATAGTTGATTTCTCATTAGATCTACCACCATCAATGAATGCCAATTCATCAATCTCAAAGGTAAGATATAGTGCTCTGTTAGCAACATCCCAATCATATACGATAGCAACTCGGTTATTAGATGATTCAACAACCCTTCTAACCTTATCAGTAACACTGAAACTGTATGCAGTCAATCCTGTATTAGGATCATCCTGTAAGTTATCTAATATAACCTTCTGATCAAAACGGAAGTTAACACCTCTATCACAACCAGTAAATGCATCATAAGCATCACCATTAGATACAGCAAGTTTCCCTGTATATCTTATAATCTCTCTACCAACAAGGATCTTACCAGATCCTGCATACGGATCAGTAGTCTGGACGTATAAGGTACCTGTGCTGGAGTTAACATTCTGTGTTAGTCCAGTTATATTATAAACAGTTGAGTTTAAAGACTGCCTATTCCTAGCTTCACGAATCAGGTCAGTATCTCTGGTAAAGATAACCTCTGGAGGTGTAACATATCCTCCACCACCTGTCAATAGGTCTATATTGGTAATCTTACCAAGATTAATAAATGCTTGAGCAGTAGCACCAGATCCACCACCTTTAATCAACTGTATAAGTGGAGGAGTCTCAAAGAATTCACCTTGATTAGTTAATGTAATAGAAGAAACTTGACCAAACTGATTGACATTAGCAACACCAGTACCACCTTGGCCACCACCACCGCTAATGATGATATTTACGTCTTCCTCTGTATAATTCCTACCTTGCTCTTCTATAGCAAGACCAGTAATCAATCCTGTAACAGGTACTAACTCAGATCCCGATCCACCACCACCTACAACAGCAGCTTCTGCATCAAAATAGTTATCACCTGGCACAGTCATCTGAATGAAGTCTATACCACCATCTTCTTTAAGATAGATATTACCTTTAGCAGATCCATCACTACTATCATCTTGGATCTGTAATCTTAGAGGGTCATATCCTTCACCTGGATCTAATACTTCTACAGCAGTGATGACACCTTCATCACCTTCTATGACTGCTCTTAATACTGCATCTCTAATAGGTGTACCACAATTTTCAATCCTTAATCTAGGAGGATCAGCAGCAGAGTATCCTTCTCCACCATCAATTACATAAACATCCCTTACCCCAAATATACTATTGAATATTGGAATGATGGAAGCACCGCTACCTGGGACTGTTCTTGTTGACATATTAGACTACCGTTAAGTTTCCTACCATTGCTGGATGCAATGTGCACTGATAAACATAAGTTGTACCAGCTGCTAAAGCCATTGGGACTGTCCAGTACTGGGTACCTTGATTACTACCACTAACACCTTCTGTTACTGCTGTGCCACCAGAAGTTTGCCTTAAAGCAAATGGGTGAGCTGCTCCAGTTATATTCTTAAATTTATATGTGAATCCTCTATAGACAAATACAGTTGGGTTGTCTGTAGAAGCATTAATACCACCACCAGCAATTCTATATGCACCACTTCCATTAGCAGTTATATCAAATCCTATTGTAGGACTTTCTACAGGATCCCAACTAGTGCCATTGAATATAACATTGGAATGCTCATCTGCTGACCCACTAAGATATAGATCAGCATTAACTGTTAATGTATTTGCAGTTGCAGCAGTAGTAACACCTTGGCCACCTGCCACGTTAAGAGTGGAAGTTGAGAGGGCAGCAGTTGTAGTACCACTGTCTCCAGTTACTGTTCTAAAGACTTCCTGAACTACATTGGGGGAGTCATTAGTAATCGTGAGATCATCTCCACTGACAGCAGTACTAATACCAGACCCACCAACGAGGTTAATAGTAGCAGTTGCACTACCTGCGGTTTTGTTTCCTGAGTCACTTCCTATTACACCGTATGCGTTCTGGTTGGCATCTCCAAGAGCACCAGTCATATTGATTGTGACTGTATCTCCTGATATAGCAGTAGCAATATTAGTGCCACCAGCAATTATTAATGTATCTGTTGCAGCAGATGCTGTTGTAGTACCAGTATCAGCATTAACAGTTTCAAATAAGTTTTGAGTAGTGCCACCGCCACCACCACCAGATGAATCATCATTGGCAGGTTCCCACTTAGAAGTAGCATTATTCCACTTCATCACCTGTCCGTCAGAAGGTCCACCTCCAACGGTCATATCTACATCACCAAGGTCACCTATACTATGATCTTCACCTATAATTTTCTTCCAACCACCGTTAGTTGCAACTCTTGCTGTATTATCAGCACTTACAAGAGCAAACATACCATGATGGACAGTGTTATCTGGTAGATCACCTGTGGTTGCGAAATGATTACTATACTTTAACTTACCATCAGCACCATCGATGTATGTTAGAGCAGATCCTGTACCACCAGCCCAAAGTGAAATATCTCCAGACCCATTTGGTTGGATTACTATGTCTCCATTAGCTGCTGATACAATTTTATGTCCATTAACATCTACATCACCAGTGAAACTATCAAAATTTCCCTCAGCAAACTGAGCACCATTCCATTTGAGTAGTTGTCCTGTGCTGGGAGTACCTACGTTTACTTGTAGATTAGTATTGTTACCAAGATTAGTGTAGATCTCATCGATGACGCTATTCAGTTTGATAGCACCATCTCTCAGACTGTCACCAGTCCCGTCGTTTGCCGACGATCCAATTGCTAGGGTTTGCTTTGCCATGATAGTAGTCTTTACAGTGTTATTTAGGTGCCATCATAAGTTTGTAGTGTAGAATCAAGAGTAGACTGAGTACTATCGAATCTATTTGCAGTGCTACCACCACTACCACTACCAGTAACGGTCAATGTTGCTGCTTGTGAATCCAATGGTGAGTTTTCTGCGGCTTCTGGTGCTCCAATAGGTCCAGAGATACGACAACGATACCTATACCCAGTCATATATGTCAATGCAGTCACTGAATATGTGTTAGTTGTTGCTCCAGTTATAGCAGCAAACGCAAATCCACCATCTGTAGATCTATACCACTGGAATGCCACTGGTCCGTCCTCTGGACTGACAAGTTTCTGGACAGTAAAGGTAGCAGTCTGACCAGCATTGATTGTTGCATTCTGTGGTTGTAATGTAAATGCCAATATAGGTAAAGGACCGCCTCCACCACCATCTCCACCACCACCTTGAGAAACATTCTCCTGTGTGTAGTTAGTATCAATGGTTTCTCTAGTTGTGAGTCCTATAATATATGGGAATTTTGTGTTATCTACGTTATTCTCATCAACAGTTAAGAAATAAGCATAGGTACCATCTTGATACTCAGGTGTAATAGCATATCTACCATTATGCTCATCTAAATCACCAGTACCTTCAACGTATTCATAGTCCTCCATCAGAGTACCAGCAGGAGGATTGTCGGTAGTAGACCCATAATCAGGTCTTCCAGCTACTTCACTGTCTCTTACAGCATATGAAGTCCTCATTGTCCTAGTACCACTCAAATTATCGAATGCGGTACTGTATCCATAAGGTCCATAGATGGGAAATCCATCAAATGCAATGCCAATCATCTTAGAATGACCATCAGGATGACGGATGTTGTCTCCATTATACTGAGTCGCACCATAATAATCGTTATAACCTGCCATTGCAGACCCAGATTTCCAACAATCTAAGAAATGTGGGTCATGATAGTGGTAAATTCCTTGTTGGTTGGGGTGTCCACCACAAGAATCCTCACCAGAACTAACAAAAGGTAGATCTCCAGCAGCAACCCAACTAAAACCTGATGGAGGATTGAGTCCTGTACCAGCAGAAGGGTTAAAAATAGGAACTCCATTGCCAGCAATTCCAATTTTACCTAATGGAGTAGCAATTCTTCCATTTCTTTGGTCATAATATTCACATGTACCACTTACAGGAGTAGTTGCTTGCTCTGATACAATGAAATCTAATGTTGTATCTGAAGATAACCAACACTCACCATCAATAGAAGTGAATGTAGTGCTCTTAAATACGAATTTTTGCTTTAATCCATCACTAAAATTAACAAATATATTATCTTCTACTGCAATATCAGGATTACCACCTGTAAAAAGAGTTAAATCATTTGCACTTATAGTGACTCTTCTAACAAATCCGTCATGCGTATATCCAGTATTATCAAATGTGCGAGCAATTCCAAATGTTCCTCCACGGTATAAGAAATCATGATCCCAATCCTTCTCCTGAATAGTATTAGGGTTATTATCGTTAGGGAACGTACCAGTAAGCACAGGAGCAGGGAGCAAAGTCGATGCTACTGTGATTACTTTAGTTGCGTTATTATAGGAAGCTGTTGCTGCCATTGTTTTACTTTTATTTAGATGTCGTCAAAGA